CTAATCAGGTCACTGATTGCGCCAGATGCGAGTTTCACGCTGTCATAGATCAATCCACCAGTATTGTTCTGGTTGATTGTGCGGAACAGTTCGTCCCATGTATCGCCAAGGTTCGATATGGCGCCATCAAGCGTTTTGGCGCGTTCTTCCATCGCGCCGAAGAAGTTTTTATTACCGATGTCCGTCAGGTATTTGGTGATCGCTTCGGCATTGTTCTGAATGGTCGTCGTAACGCCTTGGAACGTAAGCGCAACGGTATCGCCGTTCTGCTTTGCCTTGATGCCGAACTCTTTCAGGCGTTCAAATTCGCCCGTAGAAGCATCAGCAACCGCTTCAATCATCTGATTCAGCGACTTGCCCATCGCTGATGCGGTGTTGCCGTAACTGGTCAGTGATTCCTTGGATGCATCAAGACCAAGGGATTTCATCTTTATGAATGCCTGCGTCACTTCGGCCAGCGAGAACGGCGTTTCAGCGGCAAATTCCTTGATCCATGCGAGTTCCTTTTCGGCATTCGCAGAGCTTCCGGTGATCGTAATCAGCGATGAATTGAGAACGTCGAACTCGCGCTGAACGGATACCAGTTTTCCGGCAAAGGCAGCAATCGAAACGCCAGCAAACAGGCCGCCCGCTAATTTAGCCAGCGATGAAAATCCAGCCGACAAAGAACCAGCGATGCCTTGAATGCTGGATGCTTCTTTCTGGAATTTATCGAGGCTTTGCGCGGCCTTGTTGATCCCGACCGATGCAGAATCAGCAGACTTTGCAATCTGCTCGAATTTGCTGGTTTGATTGCCAATACCTGATAGTTGCGCGTTGGCTTTCTGCGCTTCCGTAGCGATCTTGGATAGGGAAACAGCCGCCGGATCGAGCGGCTTGAATGCGCCAGAAGCACTACCTGCTTTCTGCGCCATCGCTGCGATTTGGGCGTTCGCCTTCGCAGCGGAATCTGACATGGCAGAGGTTGATTTTTCAGCCCGTGCGCCTGCCTGTGCCAGTTTATCGAGGGATTCCGCACCCTGCTTTACACCCTCAGTCTTAACTTCAATACCGAGTGTGACAGTTTCTTCAGCCATGCGGAGCCTCAAAAGAAAAACCGCCCGGAGGCGGCTTTATTTTTATCAAAACAAAAACTTATTTTTTAATGCGCGATTCTCTCCACGCAATAAGCTCTTCTTTATTAAATATTACGCATCTAGGCGATAAAACCCTGGGCTTTGGGAAGTCGTCTCGTTCTTTCGACCATCTCCAAAGCGTAGCGCGACCAATGCCGAGAAAATCAGCAGCATCCTTTGGACGGAGACAATCGCTTTCTACTCTCAAATAATCACTCATTACAATCTCCTTTAAATAAACTACAATTGAGATTGTAAAACAAATAAATACAAAATAATATTATTTATTGTTATGTATCGTGACTAACGCTTCGTCTTCCATGACACGGAGACAGTGGAATATTTCTTCCCACCGCTTGCGCTTGATGCCGTGCAACTTGAGGACAGTCGGCACAACGCCGTAATCAAGTCCTACCGGGCCATTAAAGCCGAGACGCCATTGGGTAAGCAGGGATTGAAAGACGATTGATGCTTGGTAGTTCTCGGGGAAAACTTCGACCTGCGTGAATTCGTCGCCGTAGTCTTCTAGCGTGAATCCCATCGCGTCCAGCTCTTGCTGCGACGGTTTTGACTGATAGAAGAACCGGGCGACCTTCCTCAGTTTCCCAAGCGGGCGCCGGTCAGTTCATTGACGTAGGCGGCGAAGATGGCCGTACCTGAGCCGTGATACTTTTTCAGCAGCGTGGCTAAGGCTTCCGGAGAATAGGGAATGTCGCAGTTCTCCCATCCCTTGACGATCTCGAGAAGGATGTCTAGCTCTTCCTTCTTGCCGGATGCCGCTTCGTCGGTGAATGCCTTGTATTCATCCTTGTCCTTATAGACAAAGACGAAAGGAACTTTGATCTTTCCGCTTCCCGGTACGTGGATTTCAACCGGCGCGGTAAAGGTAGGGTTTGGGGTAAGTTTCAGCATGGATTGTCCTCGTTAGACACCTCGTTAAAATGACCTACGGCAACGCGAACGAGGAACGCGCTTTCGGTTTCCCTAGCCGTGGTCAAAACGGGTTAGGACGAATATCTGACGGCGCGATTGTTGCCGTTGAAAGTTGCCGTACAGCGATTGATCTGCCCGTCTTGCATACGGACTGATTCATTCAATGCCACGGTGCAAGGAATCAGGTTGAAAGAACCGGAGCGGGTGATGACCTTCAAGACGGTATCGGTTTGAACATCTGTCAGTGTCTTCAAGGCGGTGTAACCAGCAGTGCCGATGGAATCAGCATCGATTTCAACGGTGTAGTTGGTCGCGGTGAATCCGTCATTGATCGAATATTCAACGTCCGACTCAACGTATTTGTAAGTCGAAGTTTTCGGGTCGCCACCGGAAGTCTGCGGATTCATGATTGTCGTGATCTGGGTGAATGCGGAAATCTTCTGCACCGTACCGATACCCTGACCAGCCGGGAAATAGGTAGTCGAAGAAGTATCCGCGCCTTCTAGAACGAAGGTATCAGTCGCCACGGATTTGACGCGGAATGCACGCTTGTTCAGGCGCCCCCAGCCGGAGTACATGATGACAATATCGCCATTCGAGTATCCATGTGCAGCAGAAGTCACGACAGCCTCAGAGGCATTCGTAACGATGGTGGTTGTTTTCGCAGCAGCGATGGTGGAAGCAACGTAGAAGGTACTTCCAGTTGGTACAGACGCCATGACTATTCCTTTCGGGAATGAAAAAACCGCCCTTAGGCGGCTTGTTGTTCGCCCGAAATGGGCATAAAAAAAGCCACCCGAAGGTGGCTTGCTTGTTCTGTTGTTTTACGTGGTTTTATCCACGCGGTATCTAATACTCACAGGTAGCACGTGCCACCCTTCGTCGTTCATGGATGGCCCCATTGAAGGAGTCCGATCAATGAAGATCGTCAAGCCTGATTTCGAGATAGCGGTGTTTTGGGCAAACTGAGCAATGATCGCCTCGGCAATCGTTTCCGCTGCGCCGGTTCCGGTGCCTTCAGGCGAGTAGATAGATAGCTGGAATATCCCGGCATACAGCTTGTAATCTCCGGTCACTGCGCCATCGAATGTCTCGGCTGGGAGAAGATAGGCGCGGATGTATTTCGTGTTGGCTACGGGCGTGTAGCTGACGTTCTGCCATGCGATAGGTATCGCCGGAACTTGAGCATCAGCCCATGTTTTCAGTCGTCCTTCCAATGCGGCGCGGATTGTCTTTTGACTCATTAGGCACCGTATTGGTTGGTGATTTCAACGAGCGATAGGCGAACCATGCCGGCAGGCGCTTGGCCTGACCAGCCATTTTCCAACCGGATGCTATAAGGCAGCGAGTTACTCAGATAGATACTTCCACCTATCTTTGCCGTGCTGATTTCATTGGTTACTCTGCCAAGCGAATTATCAGTCGCATTAGTAGTGGTTTTGTCAGGCGATCCATAGCCAACATTCCAGTTCGCACGGAAGCGCCCGGTATCCACCGGAGATTTCATAATCACGCGACTGAACAAATCTAGCATTACCTTTCGCGCAACTAACTCAGTCTGTCCTTTGGCCTTCTCGCAAGCCTTGGAGAGATCGAGCGCGAAACTCATTTGCGTAGATTGCAGTCGTAAAGCACGGCAACGCCAGCCGGTGCAATGGCCTTGACCTGCGTAATGCGCCATGTAATGCCGCCAGCAATTGCCAGGTCATCAATGCCAGGCTCAGACATTCCAATGGGCGATAGATAAAGCCGCTTGTCACCTTGCACGATCAGCGTGCCGTCAATCGCGTTTGTGCCGTAGTCGAAGACACAGCCACTTCCGATAGTGTCGGATGTGGTGATCGGCGTCGTTCCGGTATCCGGATCATAGTTGCCAGGCGTGTTCGTGCGGATTGTGATCGGCTGGCCGAACTCTGCTAACAGTTCGTCAGCAGTAAGCGCCAGATCGCCGTAAAAGCTCACGCTTAGGCCCGCACCAACTGAACCGAACCAGATCCGCCTGCGATCAAGTCACGCAGCAGCGAGTCAATCAGCGAGTAGGTTTTCTGCCCGCCATTCTGCGGCGCCGACATTGATTTCTTGATCGGTCCGACCTGAACATCAGTCACATATTGCGAATCAGGATCAACGATCAGCGAACCGGAAATAGCCTTGATGGCAAGCTCGATACACGCGGTTTTCAGCATCGCCGGGATGGCATCGTAAGCCAGCGTATAGCCGTCAAACATGACACCATAGCGAGGCCACATGAGCGCCTGATGCTCGGCAACACGGTTGCCCTTGAAACGGTAGGTAGCGTCGAGATATTGAGTCGCGTTACGCAGCGCCGACTCTTTCACGGCATCCGCGCCAGTCCAAGCAGTTAATCCGCGTGCAGTCGCGTAGGAAGTGGCATCGGAAACGCTGGCGTAGCTTTCGGAATCAGCCGCAGCGGTTCCAGTCTCGACGATCAATGCCATTACTCAGCCTTTTCCTTCGGCTTGCGACCACGCCGTTTTGGTGCTTCTGCCTGTTGTTCATCTTCGGACTCAACAAACATCGTATGAATTTTTGGATCGAAATCCGATTCGTTAATTTCAACGAATCCGCCGTACTCTGCATTGGCAGGCCAGACGATACGGACGACAGGAAGTGACCCCATTTCAATCTC